CTATTCTATGATTTTCTCTATTTCCCGGCGCAGTTCTTCAATTACCCGGTGCGTATATGTCTTTTCTGTTACGTCGTTAATGGCATGTCCCACAATCATTTTTAATATATAGTCGTCCATTTGATAATACTTACCCTTCGTTATGAAGGTGTGGCGGGTATCATGCGGCTTATGGTTCTGGTTTACCCGCTTCATAACTTTCTTGAATCTGCCCCGGTACTTATCGTAGGTTAAGTAAGTGCCTTGCTGCCCGTTTTCATCATTAAACAGGTATTCACTACCCATAGCCAGGGCTTTTTTATAATTTGCTTCCACCAGGGAGAAAATAAGTGGGTGTATCGGTACTACCCTGTCTATCCCGGCTTCTGTCTTAAGACCGCCTGTAAAGGTACGGGTTTCTAAGTCCACGTTTGCAAGTTTCAATATCGCCAGTTCTTGCGGTCGCCAGCCGGAGTAAATACCGATTAAGACCATATCCGTAAAAGGGAAGTCTATATTATCCCACAGGGTTTTTATTTCTTCCTGGGAAAATGGTATACGTTCTATAGTCGGCTTAGGCTTCTTCACGCCGTCACACAGGGCGGCGTAGTCTTTGTCTACTATTTCATGCTTCATAGCATAGCGGTACATAAGGTTAAAAAGGCTTTTCATGCGCGCCTTAGTGCTATCGCCTACGGTAGCGTCCTTTATGGTCTGTTCTAAGTGGTTTACCCTTATATCACGCATACGCATAGAATAGATAGGCTTGCAGTATTTGTAAGCAGCTATCACGGTGCGGGCGCTGGACTTACTCTTAAGGGTGGGGAAGTATTCGGCAGACCATTTATTATAAACTTCTTCAAAAGTGATATTGTGTACGTCAATATCGTAAGGATTTTCGTTATAGTTCGCCAGCGCGTCCAGGGCTTCCGACTTTGTAGGGAAGTAACCTATAGGGCGCTGTACCTGTTTTGCCGTTCCTTTTTCTTCATCCAGAATCCAGCCGAAAGTTTTAGCAGCTACCCAGGGTTTACGGCGATTGCCGGATAGCTTATATACAGAGCCGTAGCCGTTCGGCAGCTTAGAGCCGCCGCCTTTCTTCTTCGATTGCTTCTTAGGCTTCGGCGGGGTGTTAATGGGATAGCCACAGCCAGGGCAGCAGGCGGCAGCGCTGCTAATTTCCCTGTTACATTCCGGGCATTTAATAAGCATATAATCACAGCCTTTCTAAAAAAGGGTATAAAAAATAAGCCCCTTTATAAAATGCTGGGCTTATGATATAATCTAAGTGCGTTTTGATTACTTATAAGCCCTTGTTTATAGGTATCGCGTGAGCCGTTCCGGGTGGCAGCCTGGGACGGCTTTTTATTATGCTTTAATCTGGTGGCAGCCAGGCTAAAGCGGTGTATAAAAGTTATCTTTCGTTTAATATCCAGCGCCCTTCCGGCAGTTCGGAAGCTATGCAGTATCTGCAATGCGGACAGTTAATACAATTCTTAGAAATGTAAACGCACATTGTAAGATAACCAGCGGCATTTACAGGATATTCAAAATAGTATTCGTTAATATCATATCCGTCATATTCGACCATAATTAGCACCTTCTTACTATTTTAGTACCATGAATCTATCACGCGGAAAGGCTGGTAGATTATGGTAATTATTAAGTTATGGGAAATCCGTACAGCTAAAGGCTTAAAGCTGGAAGCTGTAGCAGCCGTAACAGGTGTAAGTAAATCCACGCTTAACAATATTGAAAACGGGAAGACTTCGCCTACACTGGCTAACCTGGAAAAGGTAGCCAAGGGGTTAGGCTGCCGAATTAGCGACCTGTACGAATCAGAATATAAGTAAGTATATCATAGTAAAACCTTTGAAGCCCTGGCAGTAAAAATATTTCCAAGATTCTGGAAATGTTTTTAGAATATAAGACAAGCCGGGCAAAATCTTTTATAATGGGTAGCACTAAGGAAGGGGGCTTAACTATAATGCGTGAGAAGCTGCACAACCTTATAGACACTATCCAGGAAGAAAGATTGTTAAGGAAGATATACTTTTATATCCTGGGGTTGAAGGGTGGACGTAAATAGCGTCTACCCTTCTTTCATTTCTGCAATGATTTTCTTAAGCACGTTCCATTCTTCATCCGTAAGCTTGCAAAGAGCCTTAAGCAGATTCTTTTTAAACTTATCTTCGCCGCCGGATATGCGACCTATGTACATATCTAATTCTTCGTCTTCGGACATAGGGTTAAACATGTTGCCGTTACCAGTTCTAAGCCATTCTTCGCTTACATTGAAACAAGTGCTTATAAGCTTTATGTGTTTTTCAGTAACACTTCTATTACCGTTTTCTATAGAAGAAATTCCAGATTTTGAAAGTCCGATTGTTTCCCCTAATTTTTCCTGGCTTATACCTAAATTTTCTCTTAATTGTTTAATACGCTGGTTCGCGTTCATTGGAGTACCCCCCTTTCTGACTTCAAGTATATTATAAAAAGTTCTGTTTGTAAACAAAAATATAAAATAAATGTTGACAAAGTTCTGTTTGTGGAATATGATAAATACATACAGAACAGAAAGGAACACAAACAAAACGAAAGGACGGTAACAATATGATTTATGTAGGACTTACTAAAGGTATTATCAACGCTACAGCACATTGGTACTTAGCTGTAACCGAGGACGGCACAACATTTAAGAATGAAGACAAAGACACATTAAAAGAAGTACTTAAATGCGTGGAAGAAATGCAGAAAGACACATTAAAAGAAGTGGCTATTTGTTTCGACCATTGGGGGGCTTCTTCATGGATTGCTGAAATTGCGGAATTTGTAAGCAAGCATGAACACTTACACTTAGAACTTACAAAGGTAGGGGGCGAAAGAATAAATAAGCTTATGGCGGAACAAATAGCAATAAATGCAATAGAAAAAGCTACTACACCAGCGGCGCAGTAGCTTAAATGGTGGGAGTTATTCAGTACTGATATATTCATACAACTTATGCCAGCCTATTATATGTGTGTTCAATAAACCGGACGACTACCCGGACAAGTATGTAGCTAGGTTATTTGAAGGGACAGCGCCTACAAATATTATCATTACAAGGAACACAGTAGAAGAAATCCGGGAAGACATTACAAGGCGCTTCCCGGCTATGCTGCCTTTTGCAAGAAACAAGGAAGACCATAAAAGCGTAGTAGAAAGCTGGATTTAAAAATGGATATAAAGGATGTCAAGAAAGTAGTAGACGATTTACAGAATAAGCCGTTTCTATGCAGCAAAGAAGCGATAGAAACAGATAGCGGATATGTAATAACACAAAAAGGAGTAAAAGGAAATGAAGATAAGAAAAGGGCAGAAAGTACGGGTAACATGTACAGAAGCCAGGCTTAAGGAAGTGGGCGTTAAGCAGAAGCATATTAAGCATATCCTGGGGAAGATTGGAACGGTTAAAGAAGTTCGGAATATCCCGGATATGGAAATACTGGCATATTATGTACATTTTCGGTATGTGAATCTTAAAGCAGCACCAGGAAACAAAAAGCCTTATTATGTTTTCCTAGAAGATATGATAGAACCGATAAACTTAACAGTAGTAGACGGAAAGAAGGAAGACTAATGGAAGTGCCGAAAGAATGGAAGGGAACACCGGAAGAATGGAACGCAGTAGTAGAAGCGTTCGGACGCATAGCGAAAGCAATACAGGAAGCGGGAAGACAGATTGCAAACAGTTTTTCAGAGTTTTATAAAAGAATGGCGGAAGCTATGGGGAACGAACAGGCAAAGAAACGCCTACGGCAGCAGTCCATAAGAGACAGAAAGAAACAATTAGAACGAAGCCGGAAGCGGCAGCAGTTGGCAGCAGCAAATACGGACAAGTCTAATAACTGGCGGCGATTGCATGGACTTTGTACCAGAAGAAAGTATAAAAAACATGCAAAAAAGAATTGACTTATAGTACTAAATATGGTACTATAATATCAGAAAGGAGATAAACCAAGTGCCAAGCGTAGAAAAGATAATTGAAAAAATGAAAAGACAGCCGAACGGCATACGCCCCGAAGAAGCTGACAAAGTACTAAGGGCTTACGGCTACGAAGGAGTAAGACAGAAAGGAAGCCACAAACAGTACTTGAACAAAGAGACAGGCGACCTTACCACAATCAAACAGGAAAGCCCATTAAAGAAGGCGTACATAGTAGACATACTTAACAGGATAGGGGAGTAAATCCCCTAACCTGGATATAATATAAAAGAGCAATAGAAAGGAGTAGGACATAATGGAAGTAAAGGATTATATGGAACTGCCGTATACAAGAATCGTAAAGGAAATGAACGACGAAAGCGGGCATTATTTTTACGGGAAAATCTTAGAACTGGACGGCTGCCAGAGTACAGGCGATACGTTGGAAGAATTGTACGAAAATCTTAACGAAGCTATGGAAGGATATTTAGAGGTTAAGTTAGAAAATAACTTACCTATCCCGCTGCCGGAAAGAACAGAGAACTATAGCGGGAAGTTTAATGTACGACTTCCGAAATCATTACACCAGCGGTTAGCAATCCAGGCAGAGGAAGAAGGCGTAAGCCTTAATCAGTTGGTATTATATAAGCTGGCACTGTAACATATATAGGCTATCGGCTACGGCTGGTAGCCTTTTTCCTACCCTAAAACTCTTAAAAGTATATGGGTAAATCAAATAAAAGCGGTTGAAACTATAAAAACTTTATGGTAATATTAAGGAACAAACACAAGAAGAATTAGACAGAGGTAACGACCCCTTTGTCTGGTTCTTCTTTTTTGTTTGTCCTAAACCTCCGGCGCTGCATGAAATCCAGGGCAGCGCTAACCGAAAGAAGGGCGGCACATGATAAAGAAGTTATGCAGTTATCCAGGCTGTCACAAGGTAGTAGAAGCCGGGGTTAAGTACTGTGATAAGCACAGGGAAACGGACAGGAAGAAGTACAGAGAATATAAGCAGCGCCGCATGAGGGACGAACAGGAAGCCAGGCGGCAGCAGTTTTATAATAGCAAAGCCTGGGAGCAGTTCAGAGCCGCCCAGGCAGCAGCACAGCTAGGCATAGACATTTACGAATACTATACGACTGGAAGAATTATAGACGCGGAGAACTACCACCACATACAAGAGATAACGGAAGCCTGGGCTAGAAGACTGGACGCGGCGAACGTGATAGGACTAAGCGAAGCGAACCATAGGCGCATACACAAGGAGTATGACCGCAGCTATAAGGCAAAGAAGAAAATGCAAAAGATTTTATACGAAATGTTAGAACAGTTCTATAGGGAGTTCGTTCTGACAGGGGGATATAAAAATTTAAAAACATAAAATAAAAGTCCCGAGTTCAACTTTGCTTGAAAAAAAACGGCAATTTTTACTATAGGGGGGAGTGCATGAGGTGGAAGCATGGCAAAAGAAGAAAATGAAAAAGAGAAAAATAAGCCTAAACCATGCCCGAAGTGGTTAAATAATACCGCTAAAAAGGAATGGCGCAGAGTAGCCAAGATTTTAGCGGAAGAAGGAAAAGATTTTACAGACAAAGACTTAAAGGCACTGGAAGCCTATTGTATCAATTATGCAAAGTGGCAGCAGTGCGAACAGATTATAGACGAAAAGGGCTACAGTATGCTTGTTGGGGACAACGGCTACGAGCAGCAACGACCAGAAGTAAGCATAGCAAACAAAGCGCAAACAGAATTAAGGGCATGGGCTAAGGAATTGGGGTTAACCCCGGCGGCGCGGCAGCGGATGAAGGAAGCCGGGAACGCTTCGGAGAGCGGAATAGACCCGGAATTAGACGGAATGGTAGCGCATGATTAAAAAGGAACTGCTATTAGCTTCCTGGTTGGAAAAGTTACAAAAGAAGTGGGACAACGAAGAATATTATTACGACGTTGAAGAAGCGACGAAAGTATTTAAGTTCGTGTCGAAGTTGACTAATGACAGGGGCGCAAGCCGACAATTTGAGTTACTGGAATTTCAGTTTGAGATTATAACCGAAATTCTTTGCGTAAAGAGAAGGAGCGACGGCAAGCGCAAACATAGAGAAGCACATATAAACATACCGCGAAAAAATGGTAAATCATTCTTAGCGGCAATCATTGTAGTGTATTTGTTCTTCTGTCAGCGGCATATCTTCGGCGCGCTTTTTATTTTAACAGCAAATACGACGAAACAGGCGGGGGAATTATACGCGACCGTAGAGCATTTTATAAAGACAAATAAAACCTTACGGCGGTACTGCAAGATAACAAGCAGCACAAAAACCATTGTACGGAAGGACAACGGTAATAAGCTTATGGTACTGTCTTCTGACGCGGATAATGCGGACAGTTTTAACGACTATGTGGCAGTACTGGACGAGATACACCAGGCGAAAAACGACGAAATGTACGGAAAGCTTAGAACCGGACAAGGTGCATGGGATGAACCGTTAATAATGACAATTACGACAGCTTCCAGCGGGGAAGACCCGGCAAACCCGGAAATGCAGCTTTACACAATGGCGAAAAAGATAGAAGCCGGAGAGGTAAACGATCCAAGCTTTTATTACCGGATATACGAAGCAGACAAAGACTGTAACGTAGAGGACGAAGCCCAGTGGTATAAATCAAACCCGGCATTAGGGGTATTTAGGAAACTGGAAGACCTGGCGAACTATGCAAAGCGCATTAGGCTAATGCCACTACAGGAAAACATGTTTAGAAGAATGTTCCTAAACCAGCATGTAGCGTTAGACCATGAAAAAGGCGCTATCAATATGGATTTATGGGACACATGCACGAAAAAGGTAAATACAGAAGACTTAAAAGGCTGGAAGTGCTGGGGCGGGCTGGATTTATCCAGTAAGAACGATATTACGGGCTTTGTCCTGGTATTCTACGAAGAAACTACGGGGCGCTTTATAGTCGTTCCGTATCTGTACACACCGAAAGAAACCGTAGCATACAGACAGCATAAGGATAATAACCCTTATGAATACTGGATAAAGAAAGGCGATTTAATAGCGCTTGACGGGAAATACATAAACTTCGATAGGTTTTTAGACCATGCTACGGAACTGGACGAAACGTACAGGATAGAACAAATAGGCTTCGACCAGTGGGGAAGCCAGACGATTATTAACAGGCTGGAAGACCGCTGGGAAGTAATACCGTTAGGACAGGGAACGAAGACCATGACACAGGTTATAAATGATTTTGAAAACCTGTTAGTAGATGAAAGAATCATCATAGCAGAAAATGAGTGCTTCCGGTTCATGGCAAAGAACTGTATAGCGGTTTACGACGAAATGTTAGGCGTGAAGTACAGTAAGAAGAAATCGAAATTTAAGATAGACGGCATTATAGCTATGCTTATGGGCTTGCTATTGTGTATCGAAGAAAACGGTATTGAACATTATAACCCGGTTGAATACCTGGACGCTATGTAAAGAAGGTAGAAAATGCTTAAGAGAATAAAACGGATAAAAAATAAAAGGTTAATAGTCGCAGACGCGCTATTAGTGGCAGCCCTGGTTATTGCTTTTGCGGTAACGTATGACATAAGCAAACACGCGGGGTTATATCTACTAAGCGGCGAAATGCTGGTAGCGGCGGTTATGCTGGTTAGGAGTGGTAAGAAGTAATGTTTTTAGATTTTTTGGAAAAGAGGGAAGAAATGACCGATAGCATAACGCTTACGGATGAAGAAAAGCTATTCCTAAAGGTATTCGGGATAGATTCAGAGCAACCAGCGGCAGCTATGAGGGAAGCAACGTACTTTACATGTATTAAGCAGTTATCGGAAGCGGTAGCAAAAACGCCGCTTTACCTGGTGCAAGACACAGAAAACGGAATAAGAAGGGCGACAGAAGAAAGGTTAAACGAACTGTTAAGCCTTCGTCCTAACCCATACATGACAGCTATTGACATGTGGAAGGCGGTAGAAGCCACCAGGCAGCACGAAGGTATTAGCGCGATTGCGAAGCAGTACGGAAAAAACGGAGAAATAGAAGCACTGTACCCGTGTACAGTGGAAGGAATCACAGTAGACGACGCGGGGCTATTAAAATCGAAGCTTAGGCACAAGGTTTTAGTAGATTACAGGATTGTAGGCAGCAGCTTTACAGATTCCGGCTTTTATGAAGACCTGCTTATATTCAAGGGCTTCACAATGGACGGAATCAACACAAAGCCGATTAGGGAAATTGTGAAAGGCACGATAGAAGGGCAGATAAAGGCGCAGAATTACCTTAATACGCTGTACGATAACGGGCTTACTAATAAGCTGGTAGTACAGCTTACGCTTCAATACGGCAGATACCACAGGGTTAGCGTATGACATTGATTTACCTAACAATACCTGGGGAAATGACGTAAAAGAGAGCGTACAGCGCGGGGATGTAGACGGCAGCAGCTTCGGTTTTATCTGCCAGGAAGACAGGTGGAGCAAAGTAGTACATGAAGGCGAAGAAATTTACAAAAGAAGTGTAGTAAAGGCGGTGCTGCTGGAAGTAAGCCCTTGCACCTTCCCGGCTTATGACAGTTCAGAAATTAGCTGTAGAAGCTTTGAGAAGGTAAAAGAAGAAGCAAAAGAAGAAAAGAGATTAGAAAAATTAAAAATGGAAGCCCGGCTTATGCAGCTTAGGGAAGAAAACGAAAAGGAGTTTTAAGAAATGACAGTACAGGAAATCAGAGAGTTAATCGGAAAGAAAACAGAGGAGATTAACGGCTACCTGGAAAGCCGCGACGCGGATAAGGCAGAAGCGGCGTTAGAGGAAAAAAGAAGATTACAGCGCTTGCTTGCTGTAAGAGAAGCAGAAGACGACGAGGAAAAAGAGGAATTAAGAGGACAGAAGCGCAAGAAGGAAGAAAAGCGTACAGTTTCCGCAGTAAGCGAATTGAGAGCAGCCGTTAAATTTGCACTTAAGGGCAAAGAAGCACTTACAGACGAGGAAAGAGCAGCCGTAACCATTGACAACAACGCCGCGATTCTGCCGGAGCAGTTCGTTAATGACATCCAGGTATTGCGTGAGGGCTTCCCCAGCCTTAAGGAACATTGCCACATTGTACGCGCTACTTCTAATCATGGAAAAATGCCGTTTGCAAAGATTGGTGGCAAGAAGCTTACTAAGTATAAATCTGGTACTAAGTTGACAGGGGAAGCCGCTAACACACAGGATATTAGCTACAATATCGAGAACTACGGCGCGTTAGTTCCGATTGCCAACGACTTACAGGAAGACGAAGCTGTTAATATCGTCCAGGATGTTATTAAGCCGGATTTTGCGGAAGCTGGCGTTAACAGTGAAAACGACGAAATCTTACAGATTGTCGAGGACAACGCTACAGACAAGTCTACAGGCGTGACAGACTGGCGCGGGGTTAAAAAGGTAATCGACGGCGTATTACCGACACTTCGCGCAAAGACTGTAGTTATCACAAACCTTACAGGTTATGTATATTTGCAGTCCCAGGAAGATAAGAACGGTAGAAACTTGGATTTAGTAAAGACCGTAAACGGTAAAGACTACTTCCAGAACCGCCAGCTTATCACTTTGAGCGACGAAGCGGTAACAGCAAGCGCGACCGGAAAGGTAGTATTTTATGTGGTTAACCTGTATGCGCTGGTTAAGTTCTTTGAAAGAAAGGGCTACACAGTGTCTACAGATAAGTCTGTATTCTTTGAATCTGACGAAACAGCACTTAAGGTACAGGAACGCTTTGACTGTGAGAAGTTGGACGACAGGGCAGACTTCAAGGTAGAATTTACCCCGGCTGCCTAATGCGTCCCAGAAGGGGTAGGAAATGGCAGCAGAATTATTAACGCTTGAACAGGCGAAGAACTATTTAAGGGTAAGCTACGACGAAGACGACGAGGAAATAAGCGGGCTTATTTTGACAGCCGAAGCCTATATAGATAGTTGCGTAGGCACTGGGTATAAGGATAAGGCGAACTACGAAAGCGACGAAGAATACGAAAAAGGGCGGAGAATCGCCGCCCTTCTTCTAAAGAAAATCATAAGCGATATGTACGAAGTACGTTCTACTACGGTAGGAAGCAACACAAAAACCGATAATATCACAAAAACCATATTAGACAAGCTGGCGAATGTGGGGGCGTGATTATGTATTTAGTAATTCAAAAACGTAAAAAGACAGTAGAAAAAGGAAGACCAGTGGAAACCTGGGAAGACTATCATAAGTGCTGGTGTGATGTAAAGAGCCTGTACGGAAAAGAGTTATATAGCGCCCTGGAAGCAAAATTAGAAAACGTAGTGAATTTTGAAACCAGGTTTTGCTTAAAACTGGAAGCCTTAAATACAAAGGAATACCGGGTTAAATGGGACGAAAGGGTGTTTAACATTATCGCGGCAGACTACGGAAAGTATAACCGTAGGAAAATCGTGATAAAGGCACAGGAAATAGTATGAGTTTTGATATTTCAATGGAGTTTTTAGGAGTGAATGAAATGCAGAAGGAAATAGAAAGACTTTCTACAGAATCAGAACTAAAGGCACTAAACAAGAAAATCATAAAACGGGCTGGCGAAATCGGCTTACAGGAAGCGGAAGGGCAGATACGGAAGAAAGCGTACAGCAGTAACCCCATGAAATCCGGCAGAAAAGGCAGCAGAACCGGGCAACATGCGGCGGACAATGTGCCGAAGAAGGGAACGACGCAAAGCGGGAACTACGGCGAACTGGTGGGCTGGGACAGGGGCGATACTTCTCCGTTCTTTTATATGAAATTCCATGAATGGGGTACGACCATGCACAAGCCTAAACATTTTATGTTAGACGCAGCCAGACCGACATACCAGGCACTAAAGGAAATTGCAGAAGAAGAATACGAAAAGACATTAAAGGAAAAGCTGGGGGAATAAGCATGGCACTTTTGAGCGAAGAAGAAAAGGAGCAGCTTAATAAAGTTCTGGCGAAATACCCCAACAGTGAAGACCTGGACTTAACCGAGTTTATAGCGGAAGTGATAGGGATAACAGGGGTACACACGGAAGAAGGCTGGTATAACCAGGATATAAACGATACACACATAACATTTTATTTTATGAGTGATGAAGATATAGATTTCAGCGAAGACACAAACGAAAACGAAGAATATTACATACAGGTTGATATATGGAGTAAAGAAGACTGCTTTAAGCTGAAAAAGAAGGTTAAGAAGCTACTGAAAAAGGCGGGCTTTACCTATTTTACAGGAAACGACCAGTACGAAGTAGAAACAGGAATCTACCATAAAGCAGCGCGCTTTTACTTTTCTATGAATGTGGAAGGAGAAAATTAAAACATGGCAACAGTAAAGGAAAATAAAGAAACCATTACCAGAAGCCGCCTGGTAGGCTTAAAGGATATTTGCGTAGCAGCAGTCACAACGAACGACGAAGACGTATACGCAGCGGACGTACCCGTAAGGCTTGCTAAGGCAATCGCAGCAACAGTAAAAGATACCTTTAGCGTCGAGTATACCTACAGCGACGACGAGGTAGAAGACACCGTAGAGACATACGAAAAAACAGAAATTGAATTAGAGGTAAACAGATTAACGCCGGGAGACTATGCGTTACTGTTTGATACTCTTTATAAATACGGCTTCCTGGCAAAAGCGGAAGGGGATAAGGCAAAAGAAGTAGCGTTAGGCTTCCGAGCAAAACAGGGGAACGGAAAGTACGAATTTAGCTGGTACTATTGCGGAAAAGCGGAACACCCGGACGTTACATACGAAACGGTTAAGGACAAAAAGACAGCCCAAACAATTAAGATTACCTTCACTTTCTACGCCAGAAAGAAAGAAGATACTATAGAGGGAGAAAAAAAGAAGCTTTACGCCCTTATCGTGGACGAAAGTAACTTACTGGAAGAACACACGACAGCAAAAGAAGCTATCGCTGCATGGTTTAGCGAAGTCCAGGAGTATAAGGAAGTACCAAAAGCGGCAAGCGAAACAGGACACTAATAAAATGAGAGGGTGTCAGAATCTGACACCCTTTACAGAAAGGGCTATATTATGAAAATCAGCTTAAACGGCAAGGAATACGAAAGCGGAAAAATCACAAGAGAAAAATATAGAAAATTTGCGGAAGTATACGAAATCCTGTTAGGAAAAGAGAAGGAAGCGCAGACCTTTAGCGACGACGACTTAGATAGCATGATAGAAGCTATTGTACTGGTGTTTGGGAATCAGTTCACTTTTGAGGAAGCAGACGACGGCTTAGACGAAATCAGCAGCATTATTCTTAATTTCTCACTTATCAACGCGGAAATTATGAATAATACCAACATCCAGGCAGAGGAAACCGCAAAGACCTTAAAGACAAATATTATTACCGTAGGCGGTAAAGAGTACGAAAGCGGAAAAATCGGGCGGAAGAAATACCGGGCGTTTAGGGAAGTATACGACGACCTGGTAACACAGGAAAAGCAGACATACACAGACGACGACTTAGACCGCATGGTAAAAGCGATTGTAGAAATCTATGATAATCAGTTTACTTTTGAGGAAGCAAACGCGGAACTTACGGACGTATCACAGATTATTTTTAACTTTGCGCTTATCAATGCGAATATTATTAAGCGTTTGGCAGAACAGGCGAAAGACGCAAAAAAAAATTTGAGTTCACAAGTTTAATTGATACCTGTATCAAATGCGGCGGGAAACTTAAGCATTTCTACAGTATCACGACATACGCTTACAGGCGGTACATACAGCTTATGGAGTTGATAAGCAAAACCGAAGACGAAAACGACTTATTATACCTGTATTCTGCTGTTATCAGAATAGTGTTTAATGACAGGATAGAGGAAGAAGAAATAGAACAACTGGACGTAGCAGAAGTTATTAGTACATTTAAGGCGGTAGCCGAAATCGTGGACGCTTCCGTAAATGAAAAGATACGGAACATAAGCGACCTTTTGAGCGGCAGCCAGCAAGTAGAAGACCAGGGTAGCGCCTTTGATGAATACGACCGGGAAAACGGTTATATCGAGGAACATTCCCAGGAAGAAATATGGGAAACGTACAGAAACGCCCTGGATAATATTTTACAGATATGTATTAAGAATATGCGAAACAGTTATAAGGACTGTTTAGAATCGGACTTAAGCGACCTTTTGGACTACGTTGTATTTCAAGTCGAATATGACAGAGAAACGCAAGCGAAGGAGTAAGTTATATAAATGGCTGGTGCTAGTCTACGAATAGGGGCTAATACAAGCGAGTTTACCAGTCAAATGAAGTCAATGCTTACGCAAATGAAGCTTGTAACCAGCGAATACAAAGTAGAAGCGGCACAGGCGAAGGCGTTAGGCAGCCAGACCGATTTACTTAAGGCTAAGCAGACGGAGTTAACGGCTAAGATAAAGCTACAGACGGACGCTATTAAGCTTCAGCAGTCACATTTAGCAGACCAGAAGCAGAAGCTTACAGAGTTACAGGAAAAAGAGCAGAAGTTAAAAGAGAAGGTAGCGGAACTTACCAAGGCTTACGAAGAAAGCGTTAAGACGACAGGTAAAGACAGCGAAGAAAGTAAAAAATTAAAGGCACAGCTAGAGGAAACAGGAGAGGAACACGCTAAGGCGGAAAAAGCGGTTAAGAAACAGGAAGACGCGATAGCAAAAAATACTATTAAGGTCAATGAATCGCGGGCAGCCTTAGCAGACCAACAAACAGAACTAAAACGAACCGAAGAAGAATTAAACAGCACAGGTAAGAAATGGACGGTTTTCGGACAGGAAATAACAGCAGCCGGAAACAACATGGACGAAACCGGGAAGAAAACGGTAAGCCTGGGCGATATTATAAAAGCTAATTTAATATCCAGCGCTATCATAAATGGCGTTAAAGCCCTGGCTAATGGCTTAAAGACACTTGCAACGGCAGCAGTTGGCGTAGGTTCGGATTTTGAAAGCGGAATGAGCCAGGTAGCGGCTACTATGGGAATCACGACAGAGGAAATAGCAGCCGGAAGCGAAGAATTTGACAAATTGCAGAAAGCGGCGAAGGAAGCGGGAGCAACTACGCAGTTTTCTGCAACACAGGCAGCAGAAGCACTTAACTATATGGCGCTTGCCGGATATGACGCGGACAAGTCCATAGAGACGTTACCGACAGTCCTTAACCTTGCAGCAGCCGGGGGAATGGATTTAGCGACAGCTTCCGATATGGTTACGGATAGCATGAGCGCACTAGGGGACGCAGCCGGGACTACGGAAGGCTTCGTTGACAAAATGGCGAAGACTTCGCAGAAAAGTAATACAAGCGTACAGCAGTTAGGTGAAGCGATTCTAACGGTAGGCGGAACTGCTAAGAACCTGGCGGGCGGCGTGGTCGAAATGAATACCGTTTTAGGTATTTTCGCAGATAACGGCGTAAAGGGAGCAGAAGGCGGAACAGCGTTACGAAATGTAATTCTAAGCCTTACAGCGCCTACAGATAAAGCTAAAAAGCAAATGGAAGCGCTGGGCTTACAGGTATTCGACGCAAACGGGAACATGCGCCCGTTAAATGAAACCTTTAACGACCTTAACGGAATCCTGGGAACAATGACCCAGGGAGAACAGACAGAAGTACTTAATAGTATCTTCAATAAAGTAGACCTTAAGAGCGTAAACGCTTTGCTGGCAAACAGCGGCGCGCGCTTCGACGAGTTAAGCGGCTATATTTCAGACTGTGACGGTGCAGCGGCAGATATGGCGGCTACAATGAACGATAATTTACAGGGAAAAGTTACGATACTGAAAAGCGGGCTAGAAGGCTTAGGAATCGCAGCTTATGAGAAATTCAAAACACCACTTACGAACGCGGTAGAAAATATAACGGAAGTTATCGGGCAGCTACAGACCGACTTAACGGACGGCAGCTTAAGCGGAGCATTAGAGAAGATAGCTACAGGCTTCGGAAATATGGTAGAAAAAGCAAGCGAAATAGTGGCGGCTGTTCTGCCTACACTTCTGGAAGGGCTGGGCTGGATTGCAGATAACGGCGACGCGATAGTAAGCGTATTAGCCGGAATCGGTGCGGGGTTCGCAGCGTTTAAAGTGGCTTCGCTTATCCAGGGTGTAGTATCAGCGTTCCAGGCGTTCAAACTGGCAAACGAAGGCGCTACTATAGCACAATGGGCTATGAACGCAGCTATGAACGCTAACCCGATTATTTTAATTGTGACGCTGGTAGCCGGGCTTGTGGCTGCTATTGTTACCTTTATTGCTACGAACGAAGACGCAAGGGCAGCTATCGCGAATGTGTGGGGAAAAATAAAAAATGCTATTGAAGTTGTGGTAACGGCAATCGTGAAATTTTTCACCCAGACGCTGCCGGATTCTTTCGCAAAGGTAATCGAATTTCTGGCGAATATTGTAGCAAAAATCGAAGCCGCCTTTAATGGCGTGGTTACATTCCTACAGCAGCTTCCTAGCAAAATCTGGAACGCTATTATAAGTACTGTAGACGCTATACGCGAGTGGGCGTTAGGACTTAGAACGGCAGCAGAAGAAGGAATAACCCAGCTTGTAACAAATGTGGTTACGTTCTTTTCAGAACTGCCTAACAAAATCGCTTATGTTATCGGTTTTTGTCTGGGGTATATTATAAAATTCGGAATTGATTTATACACCTGGGCTACGACGAAAATACCGGAATTTGTAAACAGTGTCGTAATATTCATGCAGCAGTTACCGGACAAAATCTGGAACGCTATTATAAGCGCGGTACAGAAGGTAGCGACCTGGGGCGAGAATATGAAGACCCAGGCGGTAACAAAAACGACCCAGCTTATAGCAAATGTGGTTAGCTTCATGCAGCAGTTACCGGGTAAAATCTGGAACGCTATCATAAGTGCGGTACAGCAAGTAACGACCTGGGGCGAACAAATGAGAAGCCGGGCGGTAACAGCAGCAACAAACTTACTGAATCAGACAATTACTACATTGTCGCAAATGCCGGGTAAGGTCTGGAACGCTATTGTAGGAGCTGTACAGCAAGTCGTAAACTGGGGAACACAGTTAGCGGCAAAAGGAACGGAAGCAGCTAAGGGGCTGTATAACGCTGTGGTAAACGGTGTAAGTAGCTTGCCTGGCAAAATGGCGGAGATAGGAAGTAATATTGTTTCGGGAATATGGAACGGAATAAGCAGCGGTTGGGACTGGCTGACCGGAAAGGTTAAGAGCCTGGCAAAAAGCTTATTAGACGGAGCAAAGGACGCTTTAGGTATTCATTCGCCGTCAAGACTGTTTAGGGATTTAGTAGGTAAGATGATACCGCAAGGTATCGGGGTAGGTATTACGGCAGAAATGCCAACGCTACAGAGTGACTTGAAAGAAGAATTACAGGGCATGACAACAAAGGTAGCGGCAGAGGTTAACCCGGTAACGGCGGTAAAGAATACGGCTAAAATTTCTACTATCGGCGGAGAGGTAAGCACAAAGCAAATTGCAAAGGATAGGGATATTACAGTTATTGTATATACCACAAATACAACGACCTTAGACAAAAAAGTAATTGCTAAGGAAGTGAAGAAAGAAGTAGTTAAGGGAATCACAAAAGACCAGAACGATAAGGATAAGACGAAAGGGGCGGCATAATGCGGGCAACATTCCACATTTTCTATAATGGCGAATCATGCAAGGACGTAGGGTTAAGCGTAATAAGCCGCCCTACTATCCCTGTACCGGAACGGGAGTACGACACTATTAAGGTGGAAGGACGCGACGGGGAGTTACACAGGGATAAGAAGACGTACAAAGATATAGAAATACCGATAAGCTTTAACTTTGTATCGAAGACACCGGACGTATGGGCGCAGGACTTACGAAAAGTAAAAAAGTGGCTGTACAGCGGGAAAGATAACAGGCTGATACTTAGCGACGACCCGGAGTATTACTATAAAGTCAAAAAGGCGGTAATGAGTGATACGGAAAGAACGGCGAAGCGCAAGGGGAAATTTGAAATTGTTTTCACTTGTGAAAGTTATATGTATCGGGTAGACGGACAGGACGAAAAAGAAATAGGGGAATACCTGTATAACCCCTACATGAAATCACAGCCAGTATATAAGATATACGGCAATGGAGAAATAACCTTAGAAGTAAACGGAAACCAGGTAACGGCAGAAGTGACAGAGCAGCTAAACATAGATACGAAGTTAGAAATATGCTACAACGCAGCGAATGAGATTAGCAACGCGGCACTTACCGGGAAGTACGAAGGGCTTTACTTACAGGAAGGGGATAATAATTTTAAATACACAGAGGGCTTTAAGGTGGTGTTAGTCCCTAACTGGCGGGAATTATGATAGAGGTATATAGAAGTACTAATACAAATTACCAGAAGAACGGAGATATAACGCTTACGCCCTTAGAATGTATCTTTGAATGGGGGTTAGACGGAATCTGCCAGATAGAACTAACCCACGAATACGACGACCTGGGGCGCTGGGAATACTTGGTTAATGATAATGTTATAGCAGCACCTACGCCATATTCAGATAAACAGCTATTCAGAATCTACAAAAGAGAAAAGAGCGACGACGAAGTAACAGTATACGCAAGGCATATATACTACGACAACTTAGGAAACTACCTGGTTGATGTACGCCCAACAAACAAAAACGGACAACAGGCGCTTGATATTATATTTAGCGGGACGAAGTTTACGCCCCACAGTGATATAACGACAGCGAATACGGCTTATTATGTACGGAAGAACATAGTAGAAGCAATAGCGGGCGACGACGAAAACAGCTTTATAAACCGCTGGGGCGGGGAACGGCTGTACGATAATTACGACGTATATATTATGCGACAGATTGGAAGCGACAAAGGCGTAAGGGCAGAGTTCGGGCATAATCTGGAAGCGATAGAAGAAAGCGTAAGCGACGAAGACGTAGTAACAAGAATTATTCCAGTAGCTTATAACGGGTATGTCCTGGAAGGGGCGGAACCGTGGGTAGACAGCCCCAAAATAGGAAGCTATGCAGAGGTAAAAGGCGCTGTAATAAACTTTGACGATATTAAGCTGCAGGAAGATTGTAGCGAAGGGGAAACGGGCTACGCTAATTTAACAGCATTAAGGGCAGCGCTTGTAAAAGCCTGTAACGAGGAATATAAAAAAGGAATCGACGACCCTACGGTTAATTACACAGTTAATATGGTGGAATTGGCAAATACGGTAGAGTATGCGGAGTATAAGCAACTGGAAAGCGTAGAAGTAGGCGATACGATAACCTGTAGACACAAAGGGATAAAGATAGAGGTAAAAGCGCGCTGTATCCGTATCAAATGGAATTGTATAACAAAAGAAAACGAGGAAGTAGAGTTAGGGAACTTCTTAGAAAACTATTTTGATAAGACAAGCAGCAGCATACAGCGGGCGACAGCTTCTATAGAAGGGGCAAATAGCCAGGCTTTAGCAGCGAAGGAAGTAGCGGAAAAGGCAGCGAAAGAAGCAGCCAGCGCACAGACAGCAGCGGAAACAGCCCAGGGAAAAGCGGAAGCGGCAGCGGGGACGGCAGCCCAGGAAGCCCAGGCAGCCACCACAGCCCGAACGGCGGCAGAAACAGCCCAGGGAAAAGCCGAGACAGCCAGGGGAGCGGCGGAAGCAGCCCAGACAGCGGCAGAGAACGCTAAGGCAGCAGCCGCCACAGCCAAAGGAAAAGCAGAGACGGCAGCCGGGACAGCCAGTACGAAGGCACAGGAAGCCCAGGCAGCGGCGGAAACGGCAGCAGCCGGGGGCGAAAACGCACAACACTATTACGAATTAACTAAGGAACTATACGACAATGCAAGCATACAGGCGGGACAAAGTAGCGAAGCCTGGTTAGACTTGTCTTATGTAAATAATTGCTATTTGAGCGAGTAAGGACGGTGCAAAGTGGTAGTAGGAAGGCTAGTATTTGACTTCGCCCGTCACAGCGTAGAAAAGACTATAAGGGTTAAACAGTTTGATAGTGAAACGCGAAACCTGTTAGTAGTGCTGCTGAATGACGGCGAACCTTACGAAATGCCGGAAGGGGCAAAAGTAAGGATTGAGTGTAGGAAGTCCGACGGGGAAGAAATCTTAAACGATTGTACTTACGTCGAAAATCTGATAACAGCAGAGATTACCGAACAAATGACAGCCGCCGCCGGATATGCAGAGTGCGCTATAAGCGTCTACGAAAAGGAAAGCTATATAGCTTCCTGGACTTTTAATATAAAGGTAGATACGGCGGTAATCGTAGGCGATAAGATAGCCAGTACGATAGAGTACAAGGCAATCATAAACGCATTACAAGAAGTGGAAAAATCAAAAGATACCGTAGAAGAAGCGACTATTTTAGCTGCTACAGCTATGAAAACGGCAAACGATACTATAGGAATCGCGAACCAGGTTAAGGAAGAAGCAACGGCAGCGGCAGCAGCCAGGAAGCCGTAAAGGTAGCGACGGCAGCAGCAGCCCAGGCGCAGAATTACAAAGGACTAATAGAGGACATTTATAACAATATTGATAAGCTTAACGATTTTGCGGAAGAAGCGTGGTTAGATAAATCATACTTAGGAAGCGGGTACTTAAGCGAAACAACGGAATAAGGAAGGCGGGAGATTATGCGGAATATGCCTAAAGTAATAGGAACAGGGAAAGACATTTATAACCTGTTAGGAATGGTACAGGCTGGCACACTGGAAGCAGCAGAGTTAAGGGAAGTGATTAACGGAATCGAAGAAGAAAAGTATATCTTTGTTCCGGTAGTCGAAATTTCAGAGGACAAAAGATACATTACTACTAACTATCTGGCAGAAGCGGAAAAGGGCGCTAAGGTATTGTGTGAAGGCAAGGAATACACAATTAAAAGCGTAGAGCATGTAGCGGTTGAGCAGCAGAGCCGGGGAGAAGACACGGGAGAAGCAAAAGAGGAAAAGAAGACGGTAATAGGAGTTAACGCCGACCTGGAAACAACAGCAGAAAAAGTAGGGGTAGAAAGCCCGGTAAATATCTTAGACACTTTGGGAATTACCCAGGGAGAATTAGACAGTATCAAAGGAGTGTTAGCAAGATATGAGTAGATTTTTAAGTAATGATTTTATTAACAAAGACCCGCGGGCAAAACTTACGGTTGCGAAAATGGCAAATATTGGCGACCTGGTAACACCTTCGGCGGAATATTTAACCGCTTCCGGGCTTACGTCACTTACGGTAACGGCTGGGTGTGTGGTTACGGTCGGAAGTACAGGAGTATTCAAAACGGACGCTACAGTACTTAGTACCGGAAACCTGGACGCTGGTAGTGCGTTTGTGGTGGGAAAAGATTACTATGTTTATATTTGTGACCCTGGCAGCGAAGACCTGGACGAAGTATACAAAATCAGTCTTAACAGCACATACCCGGACGGCTACAATGCAGAGACAAGCCGTAAAATCGGCGGCTTCCATTATGGAAGGGTTAGACAGGTAAGCAGTAAGCTTATTCCTATCAATACTGCCGGAGCGGAGAAAGGCAGCGGCTGGGAATCCAATGTAGCGTCCGGTATCGTTCCACGTTCTGTATGGACGTTAAAGCACCGCCCGAAATGCAGCCCGGAAGGCATGGTATACGCTGGCGGCGGCTTGTGGGTGGATATTTACTTAGCGTCCAGCAATGGAGTAGGCGGCGTGAAATCAGCGTACAATACAACACCGCTTACAGGAACGGAAGGACATAACAGCTATGACTTTATCGACCTGGGCTTAAAATCCGGTAAGCGCTTGTTATCTTATTCGGAATGGCAGCAAGCAGCATACGGCAGCCCACAGGGAGCAGACGGCAATAATACGAACGCCTGGGCGGCTACAACGAATACCGCCAGAACTACGACAGGTAAAGTAGTTAATGCTGTATCTGCTATCGGTTGCGTAGATTGCGTAGGTAATGTGTGGGAATGGCTGGACGAATTAAGCTAAAGGGCAAATAGAAGCAGAAATTAAGAAAAAGGAGTTAATAGGCAATGGCAGTATTACGCCGGATAATTAACAGAATCAGAAGCCAGAGGGAAGAAGGAGAAGTACAGGCTACGAACGTAGCACGTTACGACCTGGACGTAGTAGAGGTACAGAGCAGCATAATAGCAGACCTGGCAGAAGTAAATAGGCTGCTGCTGGAAGAATTAGAGAACTATAGGAGCATGGAAGACGAAGACAAGCAGTTACTAATGATGATAGAAGACATAAAAGAAGGTCACGAAGACCTGGAACGGATGTTAGAGCCGTAGGAAGGAGTTAGTAAGGCTTGAGTAGTGAATTTTGGATAGGTTTACTTATTCAGTTAGTTGTGTACGGGGTGTCTATCGGCGCGATATACGGGACGATTAAGACCAGACTTAATTATATCGAAGCAAAATTAGACAAACACAACAACGTAGTAGAAAGGGTGTACAAATTAGAAAAAGACCAGGCGGTACTTGATGAAAAACAGGAAGTAGCAAACCATAGAATTAAAGACCTGGAAGGCTTAAGCGCACAGTGAGAGCAAAGAAGCGGGAATTTAAGAAAAAGGTAGTTTTAAGTACTGGTTCAATATTTGTATGCACTTGCATAGTAGCCCTTATATTTTCATGGAACGAAAAGCCTACAGAAGTATTTACTTACATAATTCCGACAGCCGGGGGCGTGTTCGGCGCTGCTGTAATATGGTATTTGAAAGCGGTACAGCTTGAAAATGGCATTAAGATACAGCTAGGCATGATAAAAAAGCTTATCGACATGGGAGAAGAAAACCCGGCGGAAGAAATCAAAGAAAGAACCATACAAAAGATGAAAGATAAAACAGAAGCACTTATAGACGAAGCGTTAGAACCAACGGAAATACAAAACTTTTAGAGGTGCGAAGTATGGAAACTTTGAAAATGATTCTTGAAAACTGGGTAATTTTTGTAATTATGCTTGCATTGCTGGGACTTACTGTATATGCAGTATTACGCTTTTTGAAGCTTACGCCGCAGCAGCAGTTAGATAAAATAAGAATCGCGCTGCTGTATATGGTTACGGAAGCGGAAAAGGAATTAAAGCGGAAGACCGGACAGGTAAAAAGGGCTATGGTATGGGACTGGCTTACAGAAAGATTCCCGGTTATCACATTATTTTTAACAGAAGAAAAATACGACGAACTGTTAGAGGAAGCGTTAGTAAAGTTTAAGAAAATGCTGGAAGACAACAGCAGCTTATACGACTATGTGTATAATACGGTTACGGTTTCGGATGAAGATACAGAAGACGACATTTTAAGAAAAATCACAGAGGGAGCATAAGAAACATGAAGATTTTACTTATTAGCGGACACGGAGCGGGCGACCCTGGCGCTGTATCACAGTTCGGAAAAGAAGCAGACGAGACTATTTACATGGTCGAGGAAATTAAGAAGACTTTGAGCGCATACGCCCAGGTGGATTTATACCCGACGGAAAGAAACGCATACAAAGACGCAAAAGCCGGAAAACTGGCGGTTAACTTCGGAAACTATGGTTATGTACTGGAAGTCCATTTTAATTCCGGGGCAGCAGACCTTAAAGGAAACGGACGGACGACAGGTACGGAAATCTACGTTACTACAGCGGAAAAGACCGTAGGGGTAGAAACGAAGATTGTACAGAGTATCGCAGCCCTGGGCTTTAAGAACCGCGGAGTTAAGAGAACGAATTTTACAGTAATCTACAGAGCGAAGGCGGCGGGCGTATCTTCCGCGCTGCTGGAAGTGTGCTTTATCGACGATAAGGACGATATGAGCGCATACGCAGCTAAAAAGACACAGATTGCAGCAGCCGTAGCTAATGCAATCGCTACACAGTTCGGGTTAAAGAAAGGCAGCCAGGAAGCGGGAAGCAGCCCGGCAACACAGGAAATTAAAGCCGGAAGCATTGTTACGATTAAGAGCGGTGCGGTATATGGCGGCTTGTCTTCAACTAGAGGAAAAGCAGTCCCGGCGGCACAGTTAGGCGGCAAAAGACACACGGTAGACAAGGTACAGACAAATAAAGGAGTACAGGAAGCAAAGCTTAAGGGAATCAACAGTTGGGTAGCTGTAGCAAGCTTGACGGCTGTATAA